CTGCTCCCTTCCACTGGTTTGTGGCGGGTTAAGGATAAACAGCGCCAAACACACGCTGCGGTCTACTCACTGATACAGATGACTCCATAGTAGACTCTTACGGTGCTGGGATTTACTTTCTCACTCAACATACGTATCTCTCTAGACACGTAGTTTCAACCTAACATTAAGTTAAAATATTGAAGGAGTCTGCACACCACAGACCCGCTGTTTATCAATTATATCTTGGATGAAATCTTCAAAATCAAATCGCAAATTGTGGCCTCTATCGGCACACTGTCGTTGTAATCTTGTTACTTCATCCTTTCCATTATGTGCTGCAAAACGCAGCGCACAATTAAATAAATCTTTTATAATTCGTTTATCTCCTTTATTCTGTTTGCTAATAAATTGTAATTGACGAATAGCTATTTCGATTGGTTTGGGCGCTAGTACACACCAATCCAAAGGTACAAATTTTGATTTCAAAAATTGTAACTCTGATAATTTTTCGAATTTTTGCAAATTCCCGCTTTTATCTGCGGCTGTGGCTACAAAGCCAAGTTTTGTTGTAGTGTCTGAAACACTTATCCTATTAAAATACCGTAAAGTGTCATCATCGGCACTTATTATAACGTCATCTCCATAAGTTAGTAAAGCAACGTCCCGATGAAAATCTTCAAAATCACACGAGAGACCACTATTTAATCTACTCTGTAAATAACTAACATAAAGAATATAAACGTTAGTAATTGAATTAAAAATATCAGTCATAGGATTGCCAGACTTATTTCCCAAATCAGTTCTCATTAAATTATGTCCAACCAATACGTTCGAATTTTGTAATATATACAATAAAGAGTGTCTAGCTGGGCTACTATCTCCATAATAATAGTCAGTAACTCTCCGATAAAAATCGAATGCTTGTGGAGACACACTCCCATCATAATTAGTATAATCAACATCAAATCCATTACTGCCTTTACTCTCCAAATATTGGTAAATACTCTTCCAAACTGCCTCATAATCAATGCCTATAGCACTGTGCGTAACAAATCCTGCTTTGCTTTTAATGTAATTAAGAAATGCACCAAAGTATTTTCTAACTAGTAATGTATATTCCAAAGATGGTTGTTCAAAAATTCTAGTCTTCT